GGTGACGGCAACCTCGAACCCATGTTAGACCCTGGGACCTGGAGGGAGTTAACGGTTGACGGTGCACAGTCGTTTCCCGATCAACCCGGCACGAAAGCGATCCAATGACGATCGGATCATCCCTTTCATCGATGGAATCTCTCTCCGAGTCCGGCGCCGTGCGCGCCGGGAGGCCCTCGCGAGTTCGCGAGCTCGTGACCATGGCCGAGTACGCCCGCATGCGCGGATGCTCGAAGGCCGCGGTCACGAAGGCCGTGAAGCGAGGGCAGCTCCACCTCGTCGACCGCCTCGTGGATCCCGTCGAGGCCGATCGGACCTGGCCGCGGACCGCGGGGCCGCCCGCCGCGGCCTCGCCGGAGCCCTCCCAGTCGCCGGTTCGCTCAGCTTCGACTCCGGGACCGCCGCCAAAGCCGGGCGTAAACGGGAAGGGACCCGGCAATTCAGGCACCCGCCCGGGCGATCTCGACTACTGGGACGCGCGCGCTGATAGCGAGTGGCACAAGGCACGGCTCCTCGAGCTCGACCTGGCGGAGCGCGAGGGCCGACTCCTCGATGCGAAGGAGGTGGAGCGCGACCTCTTCGAGGGCTACCGCGCGGTCCGCGAGGCGCTCCTCACCGTCCCGGACCGGGTCTCGGGTACGCTCGCCGGCGAATCGAATGCCGACGTGATCTATCGAATCCTGACCGCCGAGATCCGCCAGGCCCTCGAGCAGCTCCATGCCCGCTACCGCCCAGCTGATTAGATCGACCATCGCGGCGGCGCTCCTCCCCGACCGCGAGCGGCATACCTCTGAATGGGCCGATGAGAACCGGGTTCTCATCAGCGAGGGGAGTGCTGAGCCCGGCCGGTGGCGCACCGATCGCACCCCCTACCTGGCCGAGCCCATGAACGCGCTCTCGCCGCTCCATCCGGAGAAGCGCGTGGTGGTCATGAAAGGAACTCGGCTCGGCTTCTCGGAGGCCGGGAACAACGCCGTCGGCTACTGGATCGACGACGTGCCCGGGCCGATCCTCATGGTCTACCCCACGCTCCCGATCGCGCAGCGCGCGAGCAAGATCCGCATCGCCCCCATGATCGAGCACTCGCCATCGCTCCGGCTCAAGGTGGCCGAGCCCCGGAGCCGCGACTCGAGCAACACGATCCTCCACAAGGAATTCAAGGGCGGCCAGCTCCTCATGATCGGATGCAACTCCGGGAGCGCGCTGCGGGAAGCGACCGTGCGCTACCTCTACATGGACGAAGTCGACGGCTACCCCGGAGAGATCAAGGGTGAGGGGAGCACCACGGCACTCCTCGAGCGACGGACAGCGACCTACCCCAGGCGGAAGGTCTTCGTCATTTCGACGCCAACCGAGAAGGGCGCATCGCGCATCGAGATCGAGTTCCTCCGGGGTGACCAGCGCCGGTACTTCATTCCCTGCCTCGAGTGCGGCCACATGGATTACCTCACCTGGGAGGGTCGCGACTGGCTTCATGAGGAGGCCGGCACGGTGCACCATTCGATCGGATGGGATCGGGGTAACCCCGAAACCGCCTACATGGTCTGCGCGAGCTGCCGGGCGCGCGTCGATGAGATCTGGAAGGGCTGGATGCTCGACCCGGACCGCGCCGAGTGGCGCCCGACCGCGATCTCGCAGGACCCCGACACGGTCAGCTATCATCTCTCGACCCTCTACAGCCCGTTCGAGTCCTGGAAGGACCAGGTGAAGGCCTTCCTGGAGGCGAAGCGGGATCCCTCGAAGCTCCGCGTCTTCGTGAACCAGATTCTGGGCGAGACCTACGAGGACCGGAGCGAAGGCCCGCCAGCGGCCGAGGCGCTGCGATCGCGGCCGCGCACCCCGCACGGGGTCGTCCCAGCGGGAGTCGGCATCCTCGTCGCCGGCGTCGACGTCCACAAGGACCGCCTGGAACTTCAGGTGGAGGGCTTCGGCGCCGGCGAGGAGAACTGGACCGTTCTCTGGCAGGCCTTCTACAACGATCCGCTCCTGCCACAGGTGTGGCTCGAGCTCGACAGCGTGCTCCGTCAGCCCCTACGCCACGAGAACGGGCAGCTCGTCTCGATCGAGCGCGTCTGTGTCGATGCCGGGTACCTGAGCGACCAGGTCTACCGCTTCACGAAACCGCGGGAGCCCTGGGTCTACGCGACGAAGGGCGTGGACGAGCGGGAGAAGGAGACTGGGCGCGCGATCGTCGGCCGGGCGAACAACAAGGGGAACCGCTACCGCGCGAACCTGTTCCCGATCCGCACGGACGCGGCAAAGGACCGCATCATGGCCCAGCTCAGGATTCGCGCGCCGGGCCCGGGCTTCATGCACTTCAATGACGGGCTCGATGAGGAGTGGTTCGAGCAGCTCACGGCGGAGAAGAAGGTCAGGAAGAGCCGAGGCTTCCAGGTCGTCTGGGAATGGCAGCAGGTCCGGGAACGGAACGAAGCCCTCGACCTGAAGATCCTCTGTCTCGCCGCGCTCCACACGGCAGGGGAGCCGCTGATTCAGAGTCTCGGAGTGCGCGCGGCGCAGCTGGCGAAGAAGGTGGACCCCGAGGGCGCGCCGGCGCCGGCGGAGCGCAGGATACCGGTCCGCATTCCGAAGAAGGGCTGGGTCAAGGGCTGGAGGGGATGACTTTTTGAGCTTGGAGAGGATGGCGCGGAGCCAGTCGTGATGCAGATCCCGATCGCTACGAGTGGTCGCGCCCCATTCAAGGATCGCCTCGATATTCTCCACGTCCTCGGATGGAAGGTAAGGGACGCGGCGGTTCCATTGCGATTCGGCGGTCTTACTCGAATCGTAGGACGCCATGGAGGCCCGGCACCCGGCATCGCACACAACCATCCAGCCAGCACCATGAGAATCTAACGCTTTCGCTTTCCCCCCGCAGAACGGGCATGGCAGCAGTTCAGCCACGGTCGGCCTCAATCTCTGTAGCCGCAGGCATAAGCGTACTGCGCGGCGTAGGTGCGCTCCGAACTGCGCGACTGGCCGATCTCCCGCGAACACTCCTCGCAGATCCAGCCGAACTCACCATCACGGACAACTGCGGGCCGCACCTCGCCCGATTTCACGGCATCAACCTACTACGGAACCGGATCCCGATTCTCGGCCCGTCGACGTAGGGCCATCGCGCCGCGCCCCCACCCAGCGACTGGTAGCGAAACGAAGCCCGCAGCCACAGCCCCTTGCGTTCCATCCACGCCGGCGCCCACTCGAATCCAGGCTCCACATCGAACTTCGGGTGGGCCAGCTTCGGGAAGCCGATCTCGTGCAGCTCGTAGCCCGACTTGAATGCCGTGAGCCCGGTGTCGAGCGTCACGTAGAGCGGCGAGGCGTAGGCCGGTCCCGCCAGCGCGACGAGAGCGAGCAGCGTGCCCAGGATCCTCATCTCCTCAGCCTCAGATCCGGCCCCGCCCCGAGCTCGACGAGCGGCGCCACGCCGCACAGCCGCGACCAGAGCCTGCTCCCATAGAGCTTCTGGAGCGCCTCCCGACCAAGGTTCGTCGTGTACCAGACAGGCCGAATCTCGCGGTCCCTCGCGTCCACGATCCGATCGAGCATCGAGGTAGCCCAGTCGTCGGCGTAGCTCCCGCGGATCCGCTCGGCGCCCAGGTCGTCGATCACGACGATCTCGGCCGCGGAGTACCGCTCGACGAGCCGGTTCACCTCGGCGTGGCCTCCGTCCTGGAGCGATAGCGCCCGCATCCGTTCCGTCGTCGCCTTCCACGTGGCCCAGGCGAGCCAGCCGCGGAGCCGCCGGGATTCCCCGGCGCGAGCCAGCCGCTCGAGCCGCGCGCGCCCGTAGCGGGCAACGAGCACCGCGAGCGCCATGGTCTTTCCGATCCCCGGCGTGCCGGAGAGCCCGAAGCCGACCTGGGGCGCCTCGCCCGCGAGGAGTGCCCGAGCCGTTGCGTGTGGCAGCTTTCGACGGATCTCGGCAGGGATCCGCTCGATCGAGGCCTCCCGCTCCCTCGCGGCGAGCCCGGCATCCAGCAGCTCGGCGTCGACGAGCTCGGCGGCCCGGGCCAGAATGCGCTCGCCCTGCTCGACGACCGAAGCACACCGATCACAGATCTGATCCGTCGATCCCTCCGGGAGCCCGAGGTACTCCTGGCTGCAGCGGGCGCAGGTGCCGCCCGGAGGAAGCTCCTGGAACTGCGGCATACCCGAAAGCACGCTCCCGACCCTCGTCAACTCCCCGTAGCCGCTCATCCTGTTCTCCCTGCCAGGTGCTCCGTGATCGGATCCGTGTCGTGCTCAGGCCCCTCGCCCGCCTCCGGCGGAATCCTGGCGTTCGCCTCACGGTAAGCCCGATCCACCTCCGCCCTCGGATTCGCCGCCGGAGAGGCTCGCGCGCCGCAGCTCCTGGCCTGCCGGGAAGCCCGCCTGAGCCAGTTGTGGATGCCGGGCATGGCCAAGGCCCAGAGCTTCCCCCTTCGCGGCTTCTGCGCCTCCCGGAGCGACCAGCGACGTATCTCAACCAGCTCCCCGCGGACGTCCACGTCCCGGTACTCGGCCTCCAGGTTCGCCACAACCTCGGCTCTGATCGGCTCGGGACGAACCTCGGTTGACCTCGGTTTCGAACGGACAGGGATCAGCACGACGACCCCGGGATCCTCCGGCGGGTGGCGCCCGAGCGAAGCGAGGTCGCCACCGGTGGGGGGACAGAGGGGGGGTCTCTTTCTTTCTACCTCATACCTACTACCTGGCGTTACCGCGCGTGACAGTGTGTGACGGCGCGTGACATCCTCAGAACCCTTGTCAGCATTGGGGGTTGCCGCCTCACAACCCTTGATCCGGTGCTTCTCCTGGCGGATTCGAGCTTGTTCACGAACGTCCTCCGTCGATCTCATGCGCCGGTAAAGGTGCCAGTTGACGATCCTCCATCCCCATGTGCGGCCTTCGAGTACGCTGATTCTCCGGCCCTCGGAGCCCGGCGTCCGGCTGTCGGGGTCTGGCTCGGAGAGCTTCCGGAGCGCGGGAGTGAGCATGGAGAGCGGAAGACGCAGCCGGGCCGCGATCGCTCGTGGGTGCATGTCCACGACTCCGTCCGCGTCCGCCAGCTTGAGCAGGTCCTCGTAGACGTGGCGGGTCCGGTAGTCGTCCGCGAGGCTCCCATCGAGGATCGAGCTCCAGATTTTCACGTAGTGCATCAGAGCCCTTTCGTCGGGTTGGTGCCCGAGAGAATACTGTCACCGTCTGAACCTACATAAACACCTGGATCACCGGCGCCTTCCCCGCGACTGCTATCTTCGGGGACGCAGGTCCATGCGCATCGACAACGCAGGCACCGCACCCGGAGGAGATCGCGCCCCGGCAGATACTCGACCTCGTGGGATGGGGCGAGGCCTCCGTCAGGTCCCGGACAATAACCACACTTGGCGCACCGGCGTCGCCACGGGGTCGACAGTCGGCCGCGCCCGGGCTGGTTCATCATCTCCCCGCGCGCGCCCACGCCGACGATGGCCATCAGGACCGCCCCGATGGATCCGCCAGCAATGAAGATCCCCAACCGGATCACCCACTCAACCATCACCCGCCTCCTTTCACCCGACGATCTCCTCCAGGAGCCACGCGATCCGCTCCATCTGAAGAACGGCCTCGGTGCAGCAATCGCAGTCTGGCCGGCGCAGCTCGCTCGCGAGCGCGCGGATCCGCTCGGCCGCGTCCACCGCGGCGCGCTCCAAGTGGGTCCTCATGGAAGACGGTATGGCCGAGATGAGCGTGAGTTCCCTCCGCCAACTCACGATCGGTGGCATCAGAAATCAGGCCCCGCCCCACCAGCCGGTCCTTCCTCGACGTGCCCGGAAGCGAGCCTCAGGATCTCGTCGAGCTGCGCGAGGACCTCCTCCGGCTTGGCCCGGGCAAGCGGACGGGGTCCGCCCACATCCATCAGATCGATTGAGGCGATGTAGATCTCGCGCAGCCGACCGGCCGCCTCTTCGATGAGCTGCATCCGGTCGTAACCGCAGTCCATTCTTCGGAAGACGGGGACAAAGACGTCCGACTCTCCTGGGGCCGGGAGCTCCGAAAACGTCTCGCTCGCGACCAGGAGATCGACCGTCCGCTCATCCGACATCGCGACACACACGACGCGGAGATCCTTCGGCACGTCCTTCGGGACGCAGCACCGGGCTCCGTTGACGATCGCCATCTGGATGAGCTGCATGCTGACGAGGAGCCTCCGATACCCGCAGGGCGCGCTCATGGCGGCGCCTTCGGTTTCGAAAACGATTTGGGATCCCTGCAGGTCGCGAAGTGGGTGACGAAGCAGTCCTCGGTCCGCTCGGCGACGAGGCCCGTATCCCGCACGACGACGCGGTAGACCGGGGCGCGCGCGTCCAGGACGACCGTCCCGTTCGGGCCCTTTGCGAAGATCACGGGCGCCGAACAGACCGCGGCCTTGCAGATCTCCTTGCTGATGCCGCTCATTTCGCCCCCTTTCTCTTCTTCGCCTTCTTCGCCGGCGCGCAGCGCGTGCAGAGGGTCTTGGTTTCATCGGCCCATCCGCAGCCGCCCGGGCAGGCCTTCTCCTCGGTGCAGCCGCACTTCCGGCAGCTCCCCGCAGCGCCCGCGGAGGGCTTTGCAGACGTCTGCACCGGCGCCGCCTTCTCGAGGATGGCGCCGGTATCGACCCCGAAGGCCTTGGCGCGCTTGGGGAAATTCCTGGGCGCTCCCCAGTCCTCGAGTTCGTCCATCAGGACCAGAAACGCGGCATGGCGGACCAGGTCCTCGGCGGTCTTCCCACGGGGGACGAGGGTCAGGAGCGGATCCGCCCCCTTCCTCCTGGGCGATTTGAGGGCCGTGGCCACCGTCTCCGCGAGGAGGCCGGTCGCGCGCGCGGGCATCTTCCGGATCCTCTCGGCCAGGGCTTTGAGGATCTCGGGCACTGCCTTCTGCCAGCGTTTCCGGAGCAGCTCCTCCCGCTCCTGCTGCTCGCGGCGCCTCCGCTCTTCGATCTCATAGCGCTTCTCGCCGGTCGCGCCGTCCTTCGCCGCGGCGCCGGCGCGTCTCTTTGCCTCGCGCTGCTCCTCGGCCCAGAAGAGCGGGCCCGGCAGGAAGCCGTTCGTCTCATCTCGCCCGCCGATGCACCGCTCCTGATCCTGGGGCTTGAGTCCCGCGAGGATGACCGCGTGCCCCGCGGTGATCTTCCCATCGAGGAAGAGGACCTGGGCGCGCTTCGTGAGCGAGAGGAGCTTCACGCGGTCGTAGACATACTTGATCGACCGGCCGACCCGCTCGGCGATCCGCGCGACGTCGTAGTGCTTCGTCGCCATCAGCTGGCGGTAGCCCTCAGCCTCCTCGAGGGGATGGAGATCAGACCGCTGGAGGTTCTCGACGACCTGAAGCTCGAGCGCCTCCTCATCGGAGAGGTCGCGGATCACGGCCGGGATCTGAAGGAAACCCGCCCGGCGCGCGGCCTCCGCGCGCCGATGCCCGGCGACGATCTTGTAGCCCGGGCCATCGAAGGGGCGAACCAGGATCGGCTGGAGCACCCCGTGCGCGCGGATGCTCTCGGTCAGCTCGTCGAGCGAGGCGCTGTTGGCCTCGCGCCGCGGATTCGTAGAGCTCGGGACGATGAGCTCGAGATAGAGCAAGGCCGACGGAGGTGCCGCCAGCCGCTGCGAGTCGCCGCCGGCAGGGGCGTGCGGGACCCTAGCCACGGGCCGCGCCCTCGATGCGCAGCAGAATGGTCCCCGCGTCCGAAGTCGCTGTGATGCGCACGCCGCCGACGGAGACGGCGACGCTCGGCTCGGCTCGGCTGCCGGCTTCACCGGGCTCTCTCTCTCTCTCTCCGCTCCGGCGAACTGGAGCGCCTGCGGCCAGCGCCTTCCTCTTCGCCGCGTACCGGCGGTTGTATGCGCGGACCTTCTCCTTGCGCTCCTCCTCGGTCATCGGCTTCTGGTCCTTCTTTGCCATGGGTGTCCTCCAGTTCCAGGCGCGTCTTCTGGCCAGGTCCTCCCCGGTCGCCCCGGCCGGGACGTGCAGGACCGGGACCTCCTTTGCGGTCGACTGCTCTTTCATCTGCGTCGCTCCCCCGCCTACAGACATTCCCAGCGGGCCTACTTCGTCAGCTCGAGCGCAGTCTGCTGCGAGGTGACTTTCCTGGGGAGCGATAGATAGAGTGCGGCGATGTCCTGCTTGATCCGCTTCGCTTCGCGCTTGTACCCGTCGGCTTCCTCCTCGAGCGCGGCGATCTGAACGAACGTCTGCTTGACCTCGCGCATGTCGGCGCCTCCGTACGTGTCTTCCCGCGCGGATCCGGTGTTCGCTTCGTTCTTCATGGAGTCGACTCCCCCTGCGTGTCCGTGTGCGATTTCATTGCGTCAATCCGTAACGGATGCGCGAGACGCTCCTCCAGAGTTTCCGCCTCCTTCAGGGCCTCCCAGACCATCCTTCGGACGTAGTAGATGAGCTGGGACATGAAGTAGGGCGGGAGCTCGAACCGGAGCCGCTTCGTCCGACCGTCCGAGCTGGGCACGGAGAGAATCAGGAGCATCGCCCCCGTCGAAAGTCGCCGCAGCTCGAAGTCTGCGATCTCCCCGAAGCGGGCGTCCTGGGGGATCGAGCGGAGCATGCGTTTCGTGATCTTCATCACGCTGTCATCCTCCCCATAGGGTCTTCGGCTCGTTCACGCTCATCTCCTCATGTCCAGATAGACCTCGTTCGAAGGGCAGCTCGAATCGCCCCTGGCGATCGCAAACACCCTCAGGAACCACTCCGCCCGGGAGAGCCGGAGCGTGAAGCTGTCGGGTTCACCCCAGCCACCCGAGACAGCGTGGGACCGAAGCAGGACCCATCCACCTCCGCCCCTCCTTCCGTAGAGAGCGACCGAGCCCGAGCCCTCCAGCGGCCGCGAGCGGTCCGGATCGCACCCCTGGCCGGCCGTTCCGTAGAGCGGCAGCCCGAAGTCGAGCGTTACGTTCGCGCCGGGAGCCGAACAGGACGCTTCGCAGAGCAGCAGCGAAAGCAGGGCGGCCCTGCCTCTGCGGAGCGCGTGAGGCATGCCAGGCCCTCATCGCACCCGCAGATCCGTGATCCGCGAAGGAGCCACGCCGTCCACCACGGCCTTCATGGCCACGTTCGAGAACGTGGAGTAGTTCGGCACTTCGTCTGCGGCGCGGATGACGAACCAGTAGGTTCCCGGGGCGAAGCCGCCCGCTGGCGAAACGACGACCGACTGGGACGTGCCGGAGATCTGCGGATTCGGGAGGTTCGCGACGGGCGTCGCGAGATTCCACCAGGCGAGGATCGTGGCCTGGCTCGTCGTATCGGGAGCGGCCGCGCGCCAGCGCATCTCGTAGACGCTCGCGGTGCCGACCGCGCCATCGTCTCCGGGCGCGGTCCAGTCGAGCGTGATCGAGGCCGTCTGCGCTGCCGCGAGGGCAGGCAGAAGGGCCGCAGCCAGCAGCACCGCAGCGAGGAGAATCAAGCGCGAGGGCTTCATGGCGTTCTTCCTTTCGGGCCGAGCGGGGCTCCGCGCCATCCGGCAGAGCTCCCGCTCAGTGGGGGGTCTGGAAGCGCCTGGGTGCCGATGTCCGGGAAGGGCAACCCGAGCGGGAATGGCTTCGCTTCCATGTCAGTTCAGCTCCTCGGACCTGGCTCCACAGACGCCCCGCATCATTCCTGCGAGAGCCTCCGCGAGGCAGGTGCGGGCCGATGGGATGAAGTGCGCGATCGCAACCGGATCTCCGGCGATGAAGCTCGGGAAGACGAAGCTGGCGAGAAAGAGATGGCCGCGGTACTGGAGCGCGCCGATCAGCCCCCGGCCTTCGTAAACGGAGTAGTCCGGCCGAAGCTCGATCCATCCCCAGCCGACAATCGCCGAGGGGTTCAAGTCCGGGGCTCTCTCGCGGAACGCCGGACCTCGTACTGGAACACCCTGGGCTGGTACGGGACGCTTTCGACCTTCAGCGCGCCGTCCGCGACGACGATCCGCACGGCGGCGAGACAGCTCCGGCACTGCCGGAGCATGCTTTCGGGCATCGGCTCGAGGCCTCGGTTCTTGCACTCCGGGCAGACCGGTCCGCCTCCGGTCCGGCCAGCTAGGCGCTGGTCGGCGACCTGAATCATCCGTTTCACCTGCTGCGGGTTGGCCTCGTCGGCCGGGATCACGGTGTGGATGGCCAAGAGGGGAATGGGGTGACTCACGCTGTACCCCCTTCGTTCGGACGGCCCCTGGGCCGCACGGGCCAGAGACCGTCCTTGATTGCGAGCTTGCGGAGGTGAAAGTAGATCCGGTAGGCGAGCCGGTGCTTCTCCCGGCTCCGGGCGATTTTGGCGGCCGAGCGCCGGCGGTAGCTGCGGTCGATCTCGAGCTTGCGGTCCCGGTTGTCGCGGTT